TGCCTTCCCCGATTTTATCCAGGTCGTAATCACTCAGAAATTTATGGAGTTTCTCTTCTTTCTCGGACTTGAACACTTTTTTGCCGCGTTCTCTTTCGAGTTCGTCCGCTAATTTCTTATTCGATTCAAGTACTACTTGAAGTTCCTCCTGATTTTCAATACCGTATTTTTCTTTTATCCAGGCCGGAATTTCGTCTTTACGGGTGGATACGGCTTCTTCTTTCTTGGGGTTGGCGGCTTCTGCTGCGGCCTCTTCCGCAACTTTGGCGGCTGCAGCTTCGGGAGTTTTGACCTCCTCCTCTTTTTTCTCTGGGGGAGCTTCTTCTTTCTTAGGCTCTTCCTTTTTTACTTCTTCGGTGGGGGTTTCTTTAACTTCGGTAGAGTCAATCCATTCCTTTTTTTCGGTATCATATACCTTGCCTTCAGGTGCTTCTGTCATAAACGATGGGGTTTGTTTGTCGTTACGAAGGTAGAGGAAATTTTACTAGATTAAAAAAATAACGATATTAAGCAGACTTCTTCCCTACTGTCTTCGGCTTCGCTGCCGCACTGATCTCAGCCGTCTCCACTTGCTTTTCGGCTTTCATTACATCGGCCTGTAGTTTCTTATCGGACTTGTAGACTTCTCCTTTATAACGCATGGCCTCCTTCAGTATAGTATCAATACCTTTCTGCTTCTCGATTTGAGTGCGGACGGTTTCGGTAACCTTATTCATCTCGGCATCGATCATAGCCTGCTTCATCATCATGGCATCATCAATCTGCGCCTGGATAGCCTTGAGTTCTTTTTCGTCCTCTTTCTTCTTGTCGAGGATAGCCATTTCCATTTCCAACTTACGCTTATCGGCATCGGCACCAACCTGCATCTGGAACTGTTGCTCTTGTGCCCGGAATGCGGCTGCCTTCTTCTCATTGATGCGCTCACGGTTAGCCATAATGAAACGGGCCTGCTTCAGATTTTTAACCATCCGAATGAATGCCGAATCTGAACTATTCAACTTTCCTTCCTGAACGGACGCGGCCAATTCTCCATAGAATGCAAACCATTCTTCATCGGATGGCTCCGTTTCCATCATTAATCCGTATTCACAATATGGTAGCGAGTCGGGCACCTCAAAAAATTCAGTCGTGTACTTGCCCAATGCCGGAATCATTCCCTGGATAGCAACCTTATCGCTCTTGGCTGCCTGAGTAAGCAATAAAAGCATGTGAGTTACCTGATGGTAGACTTGTCTGTGACCGTTGACCAGATATTCAATCGCCTCATTCCCTGCTGCAATATTGGCTTTCATGGCACCAACGGCTAATCGGTCTGGCATCTGCGCTTGCTCTACTACGGTGGATCCGGATAAGTCATCAAGAAACCGGATACACTGAGCGATGGTATTGTAGTAATCCGCTAACTGTAGTCCGGATGCCATTTCTCGTACCGCTTGCCCTGCGGACTGTCCGTATTGGTTGGTGTTGTTTCGGGTAACGGCTATGTTGGTCTGAAATAAGAAGTCGATTGCTTCCTGGGGAGTCCAATTCTTTCCGCCTGCTCCTAGTGCGATATTTTCAAAGGCATTCAGGTTTAATTCCCACACATTCATGCGTCCTTTGGCTAGAATGTCTTTGATCTTGTTCCATGCCACATTCAGCATGGTAAGCGGTTCGATCATCTGAGCTAACAGGCTCACTACGCGGCCTTCCTTCATGTTAGGGGCGAAAGTGACAATCGGTAGCCTGGTATTGACCAAGGTTGTGCGTGGTATCTCTCTACGTCCGTAGTTATACACGATATCGCTATCGATTACCCAGGTGCCTCCGTAAACAGAGGTGTATTGAATTCTTTTTACTTCGCGCTGGGTGGTGGCTTCCGGAGTTGGATTGTAGTCGTATTTACGCTCATCAATCATGGGTTGTCCGTTGTCATTCTTCCACATGACAATGGCCCGGCTGTCATTACTCAGGAAATAGAACCTCATCACGGGAATATATTCCAACCCGTCATAGTTATCTAAAACATCTGGAAGGCTACCGTAGGAAGTAATTGTATTGCCGAATGTATGACCATTCAGCACTTCGTCAATTTTCTCTTTGGTTAACTTTCCTTCAGCTTCTTTCTTGAACTGATTCTTGGTGATGAATTCAATAAAGAACTGATACTCCGACTTACTGTAATCTTCGTTGTCGGTATAGCTTCCTCCCCAGTACTTAGGATTAATCCTCTGTGCTCGGGGCATTTTGTTCTCATCAAGGTAGCAATGCACATGCCCACGACCTACTACTGTACTATCCCAATCATACTCACGCATGATCTGGTCTGTATTGTTAATGACGTTGTTGACTAGCTTGATTGTCTTCTCTCCGTCAATAACTTTTTGAATTTTCTGATTCGTGCTTAATTGAAACATTAACTCTTCCGGATACTCTGGAAGCATATCAATGTCAATTTCCGGAAAGTATTTCTTAGCATCTACTTTCATGGTCTTCATCCAATCGCGCAATGCATAGAATGTTTCTATCTGTGCATTCATTTCCTTTGACTCATCTACTGAGATAGGATCAATGGCCGAAAGATTGATATCGTACTTGTTACGTTGAAGTTTGGCTACGGTCCGGTTGATGTACTTGGTTGCCAGGTTGATTACCTGTATGTCGATGAAGGCAAGCGTTCCGTTGTCGTCCATGGTAGCCTCCTTGTTGTCGTGGAAGCCGAACATCCTGCGAATATTGTCGGTGCTCTGTCTGCCCTGAGCCAGTTCTACCAGTGCATTGTAGTTGGTGTCGTTGTCAAAAAGCCGGTAGCCGTAGCGGTTTTTGGCGTAGTACATGGCTTTGGCGGCCGCTAATCCGTATGGGTCTTTCTCTTTTTTAGATGGGGATGCAAACTCATCCGGAAAAGGATACGCCCCATTATAGACATCTGCCATGTTTATCGCATTTGAGCAAATTTAACGAATTATTTGTATCTTTCGTCCGATAGGAATAGAAGGACTATTCCGCTCCATTTAACTAAACAGAAAAACAAAATGGAAAATCAACTTGTTAAGACTCCCTTTCTGGGAGCGGTCGTAATTTACCGGGTGGCAGATTACGAAAAAGATCAAATCAACAACAATGGTAGTGATGAGATGCCAGCAATTGTAACCCGAATCTGGGGACCAAATGCTCAGTCAGCTATCAATCTAAAATGCTTACCTGATAATACAGGTACATTTTGGAGAACATCCGTACAACATCAAACCTTTGGTATTGCGGATGGCAACTCCGTCATGGCTCAGGGTGGATCATGGCGCTGGCCAGATGAACCATTAAAGCGAGGTGATGCTCCTTTATCTTCAACGGAATAAAATAAGGGTTATATCGTGAGGTATAACTGATCGGTTCGCAAAACCGGTTTACCACTTATTTTGTAACTGACGGGCTTCGGCCCGTCTTTTTTATTTAATAACACTTCCGTCCTTCCTGAAGCGCCTGAAATACTCTGTGATTTTATGTTGTGGAATCTCGATCTGCTTGGGTTTCACTTTCTCTGCGACTTCATTCCATCCCGCACACATGGCGTAGTCAAACTTTTTGGTGTCGGTGGGATCGAATAGTAAAAAATCCTCGACAAACTCTACATACGGCTCAAGGTGACCGAAATATTCAATATGACTGGCTAACAATCCTGTTAACTCCTGATTCATCATCGTGGAGGCTGGCGTTCCATCTACAAAGTCCCCAGGCTTCATCTGGCCGCTCGGGACGTGCTTATTCAGCATGAAGTCCTCACATCCATGCTCTTTAAAAAAATTGATTACTCCCGGTTTCTGACTTTCGCACATCATCGGGGTTCCTAGCAGCCAGCAAATCATAAGGGACCGCTCAAAATAAATATTGGGCTCCCCTGGCCGATGGTCCATCATCAGAATTCGCTTGTTGGTCTTGTACGGATATTTCTCTCTTGCCCGTTGCTCTAAAAGTTCCTGCGTTAGATATCCGTCAATTTCTGGATCATATCTTCGCTTGACACTCACTACGGGCCTTGATCTTCGTGAGTCAGTCCCCTCAGCGCTCATGTTATCAACTCTTACTCCATAGTCAATAGGGTCTGTCCCGGCTGAAAATATCTTACTGTTCTTCGGGAAATACTTTTGCTTCCCCATTTCCATACGGACTCCTACGTTATTCAATAAATCTAATTCTTTATCTTTTGGTATCCATGCGAACTTGGCCCATCCGTTAGCCGGATCATCACTCATCACTACTTTTGTGAACCTCTTGTTATCTTGCCATGATAAATTCACGCGCCTGATTTGGTTTGGGTTCATCTGTAACTGAGCTTTCCTGTCTTGAAGTATAGTTACGTTGAATTCACACTTGTCTGCTGAAATATAAAATACTTCATTCCAGTTAGTCGGATACTTTCTAACTAAGTCTGAATAATCTTTAGGGTTATCTTTAACGGCATCGCGCTCATCAAGGATCCACTGCATTGCTTCCTTACGCTTGGGTCTTCCGTGATCGTCAAAAAATCCCTCAAGTGCGCAATCACCTGGCATCAATGATGCATACAGTCCTGATATTGTCTGTCCGTTCTTTTGTCGGATATCGTAATCTGATTCAAGGCAAAGTTTCTGGTATGCTTTACCTCCCTTGCCTGAAACATCCATATATTCTACGGTAGTACCGATAAATGCCTTACCTCGAATGAATATACCTTTCTTCAAACAAGGCTTCACGAATTTCCATCGTTCCTTAACAGAGCATACGACCGTTTTTCCAGCCTCTTCCATGACATAGCTATTAAGCATAGCTTGGTCATACTTGTTCGGCTCACTTGTTCTGTAATCAATCTTTGATCCCAGCACTACGCGTTTACCTACCTTGCGTTTCTTGTTTTTCTTAGGAGGTTCGGTGAATAGAATCCCTTTCTTCTGAAGCGTGTTTGTATCGTATTGTGGTTGGTGATAGTAAGGAAGTTTGTAGAACGGATTCATGACCATCTCATCATAGAAATCCTTGATCTTCATGTTATCTTCACCCTGCATCCCCGCAAAGTGACTGAAGTTTGATGATGTGCGGTCCATCAACCAGAATCCCATCTTGGCAGATTTTCCTTCGCGCCTGATTGTATTGAATGTTCCTCCAAAGCTGCGATCGTCCTCTTCCCAATAGCCCACCCAGTACCATGTTTCTTTATCGGTCTCGCGGTATTCCGGAAATCCAAAGTATAGTTCCCATGAGGTCAGGTACTTGTAGTGGTGGGGGGTTAGGTAGGTCTTTACTCCATCATTCCAAAACCAGATTCCATTGGTGCACCTATTAAATTCCTGCTCTTCCCATTTGTTAAGTTCTTCTTGGTGTGGATGAATGAAGTCTGGGTTACTCTCAATGCCTTCTTGAAACTCCTGCATCCATGCCTTTAAATATTCAGGCGGTTGGGATCTGACGAACTTCTGTTCTTTCTTAAACAGTACTTCTTCGTCAGGTGGCTCAGGAGGAAGGTACACGCATTGTATTCCGGGTCCGGTAATGCCTGTAACTAAGTATTTAAACCGATAGGGGTTATCAGTCTTGTTGAACATCTTTGGGGTATTGGGTCTCCCAAAGATAGTTGTTTTATAATTGAATTTGAGATAGCGGTGAGTGTACTTTTGAAATCAGGTTGTGAGATATGTGAGCGTAGATGGCAGTTGTCTTTACAGATGAGTGGCCAAGAACTCTCTGAATGATATTTAGATCAACTCCAGATTCTAGCATGTGAGTGGCCGAACAGTGTCGAATAAGGTGAGTGTAGACACGTTTATTCTCAATTCCTGCTTTTTGAGATAACTGCTTCATGATTTGCAGTACACTTCTTTTAGAATACTGCAAATCGAACTGACCATTCAGCACGTATGTTCTAGATTTATATTGCCGATAATAAGTCTCAAGCAATTGGATTAGCTTTTCTGTTAGAGGAACTTGTCGATCTTTTTTGCCTTTTGCCTGGATAATGTTTATCACCATTCGGGAACGGTCAATATGAGCCCACTTCATGTCAATTAATTCAGAAACTCTTATTGAGCAAGAGTAGAGTAACGCAAGTATTACCCTATGTTTCAAGTTCTCACAGGCTGTAAATAATCTTTGAATTTCTTCAACGGAGAGTACGATTGGTAATTTTTTGTTGGGTTTGCAATAAGGGATATACCTAAATTTATCTGGTTGGTGGAGGCATATTTCATAGAATTTTTTTATCGCTGAATGGTATGCTCTTTGAGTGTTGGGTTCAGTAAATTTGGATAGAAAATCCCTGATCTCATTTTCATGAATATTCTTGGGGTGATCAGATTTTGACTGTTCAAAGAATATTTTTACATAAGACGGATAGCTTTTCTGAGTCGAATCAGCCATGTTTCGTCTTTTCATCTCCTGTTTGAAAAGTTCGATGTGAGCAGAAATTTTCATGCTAATTTATTGATTGTTAGTTTTTTAAAGTATTTGTAATACAAATATCTTGTTAGCTGCAAGTTTTTTGCCATAATCAAAAGCTGCCCGCGGACGAGCGCAAACCCACCGCGCCACGCTTTTGGCCATCGCTCACAAAAACCAGCCGCTAACACTGTATATAACCAATGGCCGCCTACTAAGCAGGGCACTTAACAAAACCGCGCAAGACCCATCACACATCCAAAGTTTTGTTAATAGCCCTGAAAAATTCGATAGCAACACGGGGATCAATTGCATTACCTAATCCTTTTATTCTGTCCACCCTGGAGGATATCCCATTAGCCACTCTACCCACTCCGGGTTCAGTTTCCCAGTAGTTTCTCCAGTCTGATTCTTCACGAAGGTTGCCAGTCCATCGCCTGAATTTGGGCTCAATCCTTTCCGGTTGTAATTTCCATGAACTGTTGGTGTTGGGTAAAGTCCTTCCATCATTGCTACTACCGTTCTCAAATCCTGCCCTCCGTTCCCGTGAATGCCCGGACTGTTTCCGTCCGATGTTTTCGGTGTCGGATAAAATTGCACCATGTTCGATAGCCCCGCGTTTGATGAACCTCCCTGTTTGTTTCTGAGTCTTACCGTTCCTGATTCTGTCACATAGCAACTGTCCGTTTTCTTTTTGCTCATCTTGCCATCCGATGCTGTTGGAGTAAGCCACAATCCAAACTCTGTTTCGTTGGTGCATGGCCCCGACAGCGCAAGCTGGCACAATAAACGGTTCGGTTTCATAACCCGCACTTTCCAAATCAGATAGAACTTCTTCGAGTGCCATGCCAATGATTCCAGTAACGTTTTCGCCAAAGAATATTTTCGGCCTGAGCTCTTTAATAATTCTAAAGTTTTCCGGCCAGAGATGCCTAACATCTTCTTTGCCTTTTCGTTTGCCGGCAACGCTGAAGGGTTGGCATGGGAATCCCCCAGTGATAATGTCAACTGGTTCAAGGTTTTGTTTTCCGATGTTCCTAATATCATCTTCAATTATTCTATGTGTAAAATTCTTTCTAAGTTTTGAACAACACCACGGGTCTATTTCGTTCGACCAAACCGGAGTGTTACCAGTTAAGATAGCAGCAAGTGGAAAACCTCCTATCCCTTCAAATAATCCTCCGACTTTCATGTTTCATTTTATTAAGTTCTGGTTTCAACGCTCAAAGAGTAAAGCAGCCCACACTTTCCGCGCACAATCCAAAGGCTGCAATACACTTTGGCTCATGTAGTTTAGTGTAAGGCGGCCACTGGTCATATACTTGATGCGTTATAGCCACCAAAATTCTTGAAACCTAAATGCCATAACTGGATAATGCCAATTCCACCAAAACCGAGGCGGTGCATCCCTGATCTATTGCTCTTTTTTGAAGCCTTTTCTTTAAATCTTTATTCAAAGATAGATTTAGGGTGGTTTTTTTTGATCCCTTTGGCCTGCCTACTTTGTTTGTTTTTGACATAATTTCAGTTGTTTTAACTACTTCGCAAACGTACATAAAAATATTTAATTAAAAAAATATGTAATTACTTGCGCATGTTAAACCAACACTTTACCTTTGTTCTATGGTTGCGGGGTTGCAGCCAGAAACTTAAAAAGCTATCCAAATGAAGGAGGTAACAAAAAAAGAGTTTTTTGATTCGTTCAAAACACTTAATGTCACTACAGGTTGCCCCGCTAATTCAAGAGAGTGGGAAGTTAGATTAAAAAGTAATAATCAATTAATCGCTAAATCTGTTGATGATTTAGATGGAAATGAAAAATTCTTTATTGCAGTAATTTATAACCCTCCATTTGAATCGGGCATTACAGATTTACAAAACGAGGGATAATCTCTCCTGTTTCCTGAATAGTTCAGGATGGCGTAAGGCCCACGACACGGGCCACTTTTTAACCATTTAACTCAATCAACATGCAAAATCTAACGGTAGAAATATTCAACACTGAGGGCGATGTATTAGGCGAAGACGTTATTCCTTATAACGAGGTTAACGAATACTACGACAAAGTAGAGGAGCGCAGGGTAGCGGTAATAGAACTACAAGCCAAGCCGAAAGCGCACCCTGACGATGTGAGCGCGGCACTGGATTTAATCTATGGGTACTTTAAATGGCAAAAATTATGAGACATCTTTATAGCAACATCTACACCACCGACAGCGAAAGCGAGGCTGCAAACTTCTGCTGGTTCTGGGGTGGGACTTACCAGCGCGTTACAGGATTCCCAACAGACTATTTTAAAATAACTATTTAACCAACTATGAGCGAAAAGAAAACACCAACACTTCCTGCCATGCAGCAGACCGTTAAACTGCCCACGCTGGCGGAACTATTTGAGGACAGTCTGGAATTAGCCGGAAAATCGGAGGGCTTAAATGCCATTCTAAACACGCCACCGCCACCAAAGTGGGTGAAGGAACACCCTTATATAAAAATGAAGGACGAACATGGCAATTCAGTCCCTTACAAATACCTACCGATTGACAAGGTTGAATACTTATTAACCAAGATTTTTAAATCTTGGCATCCCGAAATAACAGGTCAGGGTACGGCTTTTAATGGCGTATGGGTGACCGTTCGGATTCACTACTTTAACCCCGCCTTAAATGATTGGTCTTTTGCCGATGGTATAGGAGCCTCACAACTACAGACCGCTAAAGGTACAAGCCCTGCCGACCTTGCAAATATTAACAACGGGGCAATTGCTATGGCTTTCCCTGCCGCAAAATCTTACGCTATAAAAGACGCTGCCGAAACAATAGGTAAAATATTTGGTTCGGATATTTCCCGCAAAGACACGCTATCATTTGCGCCCGATGAAGGAATACTTTCAAAGATCAAATCAAATAAAGAAAAGCTAAATGGAAATTAAGCGGTACATATTCGAGAATAAAAACGAGTGGGCAGAAATCCGTAAGGACTTATTCACAGCCTCAAGGATAAGCGAAATAATGGCTAACGGTAAAGTCTTAATGAATGAGCAAGAACTGGCAGAGTACAAGAAAGCGAACCCAAAGAGCCAAGCCAAGTACAGGGAGGACGAAACCGTTTTAGGTGATGGCGCAATAAGTTACATACTTGAAATCATTCAGGGCCTTGAGGGCGCGCCTAAAGAACAATTCTATTCTTCTGCTATGGAATGGGGTAACGAGAAAGAGCCGGAGGCAGTTTTAAGATATTGCGAGGACTACGGATTTGATTTGTATTCTGACGATGTTATTTACACAAGTTCTGGCGGCACTGTTTTCTTTGTCGGTGATGGCTTATTGGGTTGTACGCCTGATTTGATTCTGCCCTCTAAAGTTGTTCAGGTAAAATGCCCTGACTCAAGTACTCATTTACGATACAAGTTATTTCTGAATGAGAAAAATTTTCAGGAACTTGAGCCTAAGTATTTTGCACAGATGCAGCTTGAAATGATGCTTACGGAAAGAAATAGTTCTGACTTCTTTTCATTTGACCCGCGATTTAAAAGAGAAAAAATGCAAACCCACAAAGTAGAGGTTCCGGCAAATGTGGAGTTTCAAAACACAATACACCGCAAAGCAAAACTTTGCAGAACCAAAATGGAACAATTTATTAACCAACTTAAATAATCATGGCAGACAAAAAATTCATCGGCAAAACAAAGGAGGGTAAATACCCTGACCAAATCGAAATAGGCATCCAGCAAAAGGATATTGACCTACTGCAAGCCAATCTCAAAAACGGATGGGTAAACATTCGTATTAACAAAGGCCGCGAATCTGGCAAACTTTACAGCGAAGTAGTATGACAGACTTCCCCGTTAAAATCCCCACCCGCGTGATTGCAATTGAAAAAGCGCGGGAGATAAGCGAAAAGGAAAAGCGTATAGTGTATCTCTATGCCGTAACTGGCGGAGGGTATGTAATCGACAACCTTGCGCGTGAGTATTCAGACGAGAAACTAATTCACACATTTAAAAACGGTATGCCAATATGAGACAGATCGAAAGCCAAAAGAAAGCAATCTTAAACTATTTGTTAACGGGTTGCAAAATGACAGGGTTAGAAGCCTTAAAGATTTGCGGCTGCATCAAAGCCAGCAACAGAATATCCGAACTTATAGAAGAAGGTTTTGACATCCAAAAGCAGATGATAAAAATCAAAACCAAGTTCGGAGAAAAAAGAGTTGCGCAGTATTATTTACCATCTAAACTACTAAGAAAATGAAAAATCAAATCTGGACAATCCGCACCGATGACATTGACACCATAAAGCGATTAGCAATGGGTGGTAACCTGTTAACATTAAAGTTAACATTCTCACTTTGGAAGTGGAGGTTTGTGTATGTTGGTACTTACCTGCCCTACAAATGAACAAGTACAACGCAAAGAAAACCGTTTACAATGGCGAACTGTACGACAGCAAAGCAGAGGCATCCTTCGCGGCTAAACTTGACATCGCAAGGAAAGCAAAAGAGGCAAGCGAAAGGGTAGTAGAAATTGAACGCCAGCCTAAATTTCCTATTGAAATTGAGGGCGAAAAGATTTGTACCTACAAGGGTGATTTTCTGGTAACATACGCAAACGGTGATGTAAAATTATATGACGTTAAAGGCGTTGCTACTCCCGTGTATCGTTTAAAAAAGAAACTTGTGGAGGCTATCTACGGAATAACAATAATCGAAGTAAAGAAATGACCGAGGAACAAGAGAAAAGAATAGACGCAATGAAGTGGTGGAATAGAATGAATCTTCTATACAAATTTGAGTGCGTTATAAAGTGGCTAAAATCTCAAGGTAGAGATACAACCGAAAGGCATCCCGACACCTTAACAGGTAGAGAGATTCAGGAAATTTTTGAAATGACTTTAAATGAAAAGCCATGACCGAATCCGAAAACATAAACAAACGTTACTGGAGCATTGACGAGGTGTCTACTTTGTTATGTGAACCAAAAAGTAAAATAAGATTTTGGGGTAAGTATTTCGGGCTTGAATTATTGCGCGGCATAAATCAAAAGCGTAAATTCACACAAGCAGACATCGACAAGTTATCTGCAATAAAATCCTACGTTGCTGAGGGGTACAAGTTAAGGGCTATAAAGAATAAAATATGACACCAGACGAGCGCAGACTTCGTAAATCAGTAACCCGAACGATATTTTGGTTGCTGGTATTTTCCATAGTGATATTTATTTTGTCGCTGTTATTCAGTTGTAAAACGCACAGGCCGAGATACGATAAGTACGACAAAAATGGACTTATAAAAAGTTCAACGCCTCTTTATTTGGATAAGAACAAGGGAAGGAAAACTAAACGCACAATCAAATGAAAACTATTTTTATTATTCTACTTTCGGTTACGGCATCTTTCGGGCAAATAGAAATGCTTAAATGCGAAAAAATCGACACTATCAAAGTTTCAATACTGGCCACTTATAACACTCGCAATGAAGGAGGATTAAGGTTTTTGCAAAGCGATTATTCGCAGTACGAGGTTGTAACCCTTTTTATTGAAGGGTATGCGGTGGGTAATGACTGCTTTTGGAGAAATGGTAGAATCGTTATCTTCCCTGAACACTTCAAGTATCTCGACCCTGATAAAAAGCCATTGAACAATAAATATAAAATTTGGATAGTTGAACTAAACCAGTAACCCTATGAGTATGGACAGCGGATTAAATAACGAGCAATTAAAAAAGGCAATGGCGCAATCAACATCAGAAGGCATGGCTAAAGTTTTAGGCAAACAAGATTTAAGGCAAGAGTTCTTTAGAGAACATACTTATGTTAGCAACGGGGTAAAGAAATGCGCTACAATGCCGCACGATTTATTTGAATGGTTCTACTCAAAGGTCGAATCCAAAAACCGCGAGATTGCCGAACTGAAAGCCGAGCGCGAAAAGTTAGCCTTTAGAATAACCGATCTATTGAACGAGTCAATTGATTCTGGCATGGAGATAAGAAAATTGAAAGCAGATATTCTCAACTTCAAAGAGTGGTATCGGGAAGCAAACGCAGCAACAAGAGTGCAAGTTTTAGAAAAACTAAACAAAATAGCATGACACAAGAAGAAGCCTTACAAGTAATAGACTATCATCAGAAGTGGCGCAAGGGTGCGGATGTACCTCAAACGGATATTAAAGAAATTAGTGAGGCTTTAGATTTGCTTTCGATATTGGTTAAAGAGAAAGACCACGAGATTGCCGAACTGAATACCAAGATAACCGCACTTAAGTCTATAATATTCAATGAAAAAGCAAAGGATAAAAAACTTGTTGCTGCGATGTTAGAAGAAGTATCCGAACTGAAAGCCGAGATTGAGCGACTTAAAAATAACACTGCGTACCTATGACACTAACACCAGAACAAATAACCAAGTACTCCGAGATAATGGCGAGGTTTGAGGGGCTGACTCCAGAAACAGATTCAAAAGGATTATGGATTAAGCACTTTAGAAGCGACTCCGTGAGTAGGCCTAAATACCACACCGACTACAACTGGCTCATGCGTGTATGGTTAAAGTTCAGGGATTTAGACCTAACAAAGTTTGAGCGCGAGCTTTACTACATGCACTCTAAATTAAGAAAAGACTTAGATTTTATAATTACCCGAAAATCAAAAGAAGAAGCTTTTGTAAATCTTGGCGAAGCAATAGAGTGGTATCAAAATTTAAAATCAACCCCATGAAGTACGACCCTAAACTACCCCTTAAGTACTACCGCGACTATAAAAAGAACTGCGAACAACTAACAAAAGAAATGGAATGGTTCTGGTTTTTTATTGTGCCTCAATTTACTCTTTGGGGAGGCGCGGCACTGATCTATGGGGTGATGACGTTGGTGGATTATTTGAAAGGGTTATGATAAGGCTATTTAACTGTGATAACATGGACTTTATGAAGTCTGTGCCTGATAAGTTTTATGATCTGGCTATTGTAGACCCGCCTTATGGGATTGGTGATGATGGTAGAAAACACAAAGGCAGAATATTTAGAAAAGACGGAACCCATATTCTCAAAAAAGACCCACGAAACGGAAATGTGATAAGGATAAAAGCTCAAAAGTACAAACTGGATTCAGGCTATGACAATTCACAGCCAGAACAATCCTATTTTAACGAACTGTTAAGGGTTTCAAAACATCAGATAATTTGGGGTGAGAATTACATGGACTTTAACCAAAAATCAACCTCAAGCGGTAGGATTGTTTGGGATAAAGTAAATGGAGAGTCTGACCAATCAGACTGTGAAATTGCTTGGACTTCAAAACATATTTCTGTTAGAATATTTTCTTACATGTGGAGCGGAATGCTGCAAGGTCGGTCGGCAATAGAAGGTAAAATTAGTCAGGGTAATAGGTTATTGTGCGAAAAAAGAATACACCCAAATCATAAGCCAACTGTCCTCTACAAATGGCTTATAAAGAACTACGCTAAAGAGGGTGACAAGATACTCGACACGCACGGAGGAAGCCTATCAATAGCCATAGCCTGCGGTGAGATGGGCTTTGACTTAGATGCCTGTGAACTTGACCCCGATTATTTCCGCGATTCTGTGGCGCGGGTAAAGCTGCATTTCACTCAATCGAACGCTTTTATAAGAACACCTGAAATTTTAATCAATCCAATATGAGCCGCAAAACACTCCCCAAAGCAAGCTACCTAAAACCTGAAAGCTCTATCCCAAGAGGCCAGGAAGGAGGCGATATATTCCCGCGTAACGACCATCCGGACAAGCGATCAAACGCTACGTGGCTAAAGCAATTAGCCGACCGTATGCGAGAACGCCACCCAAAAGAAAGCCGATGGTACCCGGATAAGAAACGCGGGGGAGCTATGCCGGGCGCGGGGCGACCTACCGATAACGAAAGGCTTATGAGAAAGATAAAGTCTATTTTGTGATTAGAGATATTTTTGTAATTTTGTAGTGCGAACAACGCAACATTTTTTAGCAGTCCGTCCTGAGCCAATGAGATTGCGAAACAACCACATAATAACCCGTATGGGGGGAGGAGCTCAGGCCGACCCTTGTACGGGTTTACTTTTTTATATGGCTAAGTTTAGAAACGTTTCTGTTAAGTTTTGGAGCGACCCGTTTATTGAGTCGCTAACACCTGAAAAGAAGTACTTTTTTCTTTACCTGATAACCAATGAGCATTCAAGCCAGTGCGGTATTTATGAAATTAGCTTCAGGTCAATGGCATTTGAAACTGGGTACAATCAGGAAACAATTGAGAAGCTTGTGCAGTTTTTTGAAAAGGCAGGAAAGATTAGGTATAGCAAAAAAACCAATGAGATCGCGATTAAAAACTTTGTAAAGCATAATCCACAGGGTTCTCCAAAGGTTGCTTCGTTTGTTGAAAAAGAGTTAAAACAGGTGAAAGATAGGCTATTGATACCCTATCTATACGCTATGGATACTGTATCGCAACAAGAAGAAGAACAAGAAGAAGAACAAGAAGAAGAACAAGAAGAAGAACAAGAAATTGGGCGTGTGGAAATTTTTCCTTTGTTCATTCACTTTTGGAATAAATACGACAAAAAACAGGATCGGCCCAAATGCGAAAAGAAATGGGAAAAACTTTCACAGGGGGCGCGCGAAAAAATAATGTATCATCTTGATGGTTACATACCATCCACACCCGACAAACAATACCGAAAGAATCCACTAACGTATTTGAATAGCGAATCATGGGAAAATGAAATAATAATACCGAACAACAATGGAACATTTACCGACAGAAAAGAAGAAAGAGTCAACGGCCTTAGAGCGGCTTTCGCAAAGCAAGTTATTGACCGCAGTAAAGGAGCTTAGAATGAATGAGGCCAGTTTAATGCTTCCAACAAATCCAAAGGAAGTATTTGCCCAGCCGAAAGTATTTGAGATGGTTAAAGCCATTGGCGAGGCTCCGGTATTGTCTCAGATCGAATTTGAACTTGTCAGGCTTTCCGAGTTAATGACTGTTGGCGGCAATTTGAACATAACACTCATTACTTTCATCGCTCGTCAACTTGTAGAACTCTACCCCAACGAAAGTATTGCAGACTTTAAACTTTGCTTTGAGCGTGGCGCAATTGGTCACTACGGGAACATTCAACGGATGGACGGCATAACAATTCGTGGGTGGATGGAGCAATACTTAGAATCAAAATACGAACAACACGAACGCCATTTAATCAACAGCAAGAAATCTGAAAAAACAGAAATAGAAATTATTGCCGATGATGAAACAGCTAATAAGTATATTCAAGAAATGCTTACTAACTTTTCAGATTCAAAACCAGTGATAGGAATTACAGATGAAGAAATAAAAAAAGAAGGTCGCGAACGTCCGGCAAAAAAAGAGTATAAGCCAACAGATCAAAGCTATTTGAGATTAGCAGAACTAAAGGCCGAATATGGGCGAACCCATTGCGATATTTACACCGGAAAGAAGAAAGAAGGTAGCCCAACTTTTGAGGACTGGATAGCAAGCCAACTATAAACCAAAACAAAAATGAACACTCGTAACACATCCAACTATTCCGCACAGTTTAGCAACGCCAAGCCCGTTGAGCGTAACACCATAGGCTCGGACGCGGAATTTGGAATCCTCGTGGCTATGCGCAAGATTTGGGAGGGCGAAAAGAAGGAATGCCGAACAAAACTTAGCTTTCCGGAGTGGCTGATGGCACCCAAAAACGGCTAAATTAGGGTAAAAACGAAGGGTTGAAAAAAATATTGAAAATATTCACTTGAAAATGTTACAAAATCAAAATAGGTCTGTATATTTGTATCAACAAAACGAAACAACGCCATGAGCTTCAACAAAAACTTTTACCAGCCTAACACTACAGCCACCCGCGAAATGGCGGAAAAAAGAATGTTAGAAACTGGCTTCAAATCCTTTTCTTTTAAGGGTAGCTCTTTCTCAAATGGAGCATCTTTTTATTTCACACTTACCGATGGTCGTGAAGTAAGAGTAAGCGATCATCCCCTTACAGGTAATAGGGCTTTTAACGTGTTGGAAGTAAACCTGTATCCAGTAAAAAAGTTAGGATTAAATCGTTGATTAAAAGAATGAAAAAAAAAGGAACATGGGGAGGCAAGCGGGTAAGCACCAAGCCAAAGAAGGAACCCACGGAGGTAATCCGCGTCCGTAGCGCTAACAAAAAGATGTTAAAAGCGATTGACAGGTTTAACGATTTGGAAGTACATGAAGAAAAGAAAGAGGCTTACAATTTACTCAAGGAGCCGCTTAATGATCTTGTCAAGAAACTAAATGAGGAACAATGAAAGAGATAAAGTTTCGCGGAATTTCGGTAAAGTCTAACGATTGGGTTTATGGTGAATTAAATACTTATATAAAATCGAAGCAAACAGGCCCACTAATTTGGGATGAAGTTAAGCCTGATTCAGTAGGTATGTTCACCGGCCTAAAGGATAAGGAAGGAATAGAGATTTATTCCGGTGACATCGTAACTACTTCAACAGGAAAGGCAATGGTAATAGGCTGGTCTGAAAAATTCGCATCATTTGTAATTGAAAGAGACGGCTGGGCTTTTCAGCACTTTTTCGGTGAGGCAATGAATCCTCAAGACTGCACAGTAATCGGCAGCATTCACCAAAACCCCGAACTACTAAACTAATGTACTGTAGCTGTGGCAACCCCGTAGAGAACCGCGACACCGGAAAATGTGGCACGTGTTCTCATGCAGAAAGGAAAGCCGCTAAAGTAAAGGAGAAAAAGGTTTACGTTATTCCGAAAGTTTCCGCTAAATTAGCAATCTTCGTATTGTTTATTTGTGCAATTGCTATTGTTGCATTAGTTATTAAAAGCATTTCCTGAAAGGCGTTCGGGATAGTTTGAGTTTAGATTAAAGCCCCTCCCCGGCAGCACGTTGTCGGGGAGGAAATAGGGGAATGGCGGAATTGGTAAGACGCAAGTGGTTTGACAGGCAAAAATGAATTCGATTAACGGACTGATCACCCGCGAAAGATTTGAAACACTTAATTAACTAAAAGGCCTATTGCTTTACGGTGATGTTTAACCAAAACCATGCTAAAAGTATGGCGTGTTGAGTTTATAAAACCGTTACAGGTTCGAGTCCTGTTTCCTCTACAAAAAGAGATCGTTCTTTTTTAATCTACGTTGGAAGTGAATAACGAAAACTTCATAAGAAAGGGCTGATTTAAAAGATTTCGTATATTTGAACTAAATAGTTAGTTCCACGTGGAACGAAAGATTAATCAATATTTTTTCAATGGCAGGTAAAGGTGGTGCGATGCCGGGCGCGGGGCGCAAATCTAAGGCCGAGGAGCTTAAAGTAGCAAATCAGGCAATCTCAGCGATTACAAAAAAATACGGGTCTCCTGAAGATGGCTTCAAGGCGTTATTAGAATCTGGAGAGGCAAGTCTTATTAAGTGGGTATTTGAACATGCCTACGGGAAGCCACAGGACAAAGTAGACGTAACTACTAACGGTAAAGACCTTCCAACATCAAAAGAGGTGGTTTTCCGTGACTATGATAAGCCTTGAATTTTCTAAAAAATACAAGCCACTATTTACAACAAAAGCCAGATACATTGACTTGTGGGGCGGACGGGGTAGGGGCGGATCATACACCGGCACTAAGTACTTCCTTCATCTGCTAACCCAGCCCGAATACTTCAGGGGCTACCTCATGCGGGAAATAGCCGGAGATGTTCGGGAATCACTATGGCGTGATTTTAAAGACAGGATTGAGGAGGAAGGCCTTGAACATCTGTTTGAGTTAAACGAGACTGCAATGAGCGCAGTCTGCACCATAACAGGAAATACCCTACTTTCTAAGGGCTTTAAAAAATCAAGCGGTAATAGGACGGCAAAATTAAAGTCGTTAGCTGGTGCAACTCATGTACTGATTGAAGAAGCCGAGGAGATAGCGAAATTTGACTTTAACCAACTTGACGATACGCTTAGAACAAAGAAGGCCGAAAATATCCAGATCATAAGGATTTTTAACCCCCCATCAAAAAACCACTGGATTTGGGATAAGTACAACTTAACGCCAGCCTCAATTGAAGGCTACTATCAGGCCACACAAAAAAATGATCCTAATCTGCTTTCAATATTTTCAAACTATTACGACAACCTAATAAACGTGCATGTTTCCAGCGTTCAGGCGTGGGAGGACTACAAGAAAAGCGATCCGGAATATTACTATACCATTATTCAGGGATTGATAAGTGAGGGGGTACGAGGTCGGATTTACAAGCACTTCCAGCCAGTTAAAGAAATGCCAAACGAATACCCTAAGTTCTATGGTTTGGACTGGGGATGGAATGATCCGGTGGCTTTAGTAGAATGCGAAAACCACAACAAAACAATCTGGTTAAAAGAACTGGTATATCAGTCAGGAATCACAAACGAGGAACTATCCCAAAAAATGACAGATTTAGGAATAAGTAAAACCGCTCCAATTTATGCCGACTCAGCCGAACCGAAAGACATTGAACAAATGAGACGGTTAGGGTGGAATGTAAAAGCCAGCGTCAAGGGCGCGGACTCAGTAAGAAATGGGATAAAGTTTTTGCAACAACATGAGGTTTTTGTCACGGAGAATAGTTTAAATTTGTGGAAGGAGTCAGAAAATTACCGGTGGCGTTTAGACCAGTACAAGAAACCAACCGAGGAGCCAGAAGATAAAGATAATCACCTGATGGACGCTATACGGTACGCAATGGACAAGATTAAGAAACCATCCGGATTACGCATAATCTAAAACTATGGAACAATACACCAGACAACCTAAACTAACCAGAAAGCAGAAGATTAGTGGTCTTCTGTGGATATCGTTTATTTTTTCAATTGGCTTACCCTTGTTGGGTATTATTTGCCGGGTTGCTTGGTGGTTGTTTAAATTAGGATATGAGATTTTCTATATTCTCTAACAAGGGCGAACGGGATATTAAAATCCCCGACACATGGGAAACTCTTCCAACGTCTGCCTATATTCAACTGGCTAAAGAGTGGGATGGAAAGGATATGGTTAAAGCTTTTTCGTGCCTTACCGGAATACCATTTCAAACCATGTTCGACACAAAGGATCCAGAACTTGAGGCTCAATTAACGCTTGCAACAAGCTTCCTATTCTCACAACCTCAAAAGTTTAAAGAGATGCCGGTGCCGGAGTTCTTTGAATTTGAAGACCGAAAGTTTAAGACTAAAGACTTAAGCCTATCCATAGGGCAGTCTATTCAGGTGAGGCAGAAGTTAGAATCATGCTCATGCTATGACGAAGCTATAGCCTTTTCCATTGCAACAGTCCTTCAACCACAGATGGATGGGGAGGTAAACAGCGAAAGGGCGGAACAATTGGAAGGCCAGATTTTAGAAATGCCAATCACCAAAACTTACACGGTAGGTT